TGTTATTGCCTTTTGGCATAAGGTTGTTTTTGCGGCACCATAATGCCAACGCCGCCCATTCGGCGTTCGTCATAAGATGCCAGCCGGGCCCCTTGGCCTCGCAATACTGTCTTGCTGTGTCGAAGTTAATACTTGTCTTGGGGTCCTCGCCAGGCAGGCTGTAGGCTCTGCCGTTATGGATTACATTCTGGAATTTGGAAATGTATATTTCCGGAACTTCTATTCCATTAACGATGAACGCTGGATGTGTGCTGTTGCTGCCTCCGGCGATTACGTCTGAAATCTTAAACTTCGGAATACGCACCATGACGCTGGGTAGCCCTTTATCGTCCAACAATACGTCGTTTCCTGGGCATGTCGCCTTTAGTGCCAATTTCACTAAATCAAAATTTGCCATCTTGTTCAGCCCTCCTTTAGTTTGACGGTACCAGGTTTTCAAGGCTCCAAAGCGTTAGAACTACCTCGCTCATGTCGATAGGTAGCGGCTCTGGGATTTCCTCTTCGGTTTCTGGTTCTGTGTATTTGATTGCCGGTATATCAAGTTGTGCCACATAGTACAGGCCCTCTCCTGTGCCTATGACCAGTTGGTTATCTCTATTGCGGCAAATATCAATGTGCACCGGCCAGTCTCTTTGGTACTTGGCCACGTTGATCATGAGCTCGTAATCGCCGAGAAATACCATTGTACCGTTTTCTTCGTAAGCGATTTTAGGACCTTCGTTCTTTTCGATTACCTTCATACGAGCATGCCTCCTTTAATTCTTAATTTAATCGTTACGCTTGTTGCGCTGCCATCAAAGGCAATTTTGAAGCCGTTCAGCTGTTTGTCGGACACGGTAATATCGCCGACATTGCCGTTTGCGCTGATGATCTCCCAGCTCACGTCATAGTTAAGCGTCTTCCTTGGTGTTACCAGGCTCACTGTATAAACGCTGTCGTTGAATGGGAACTTAAGCGTATTCGTGAGGGTCACAGTCTGAATTTCATTGAGAAACTCGGCCGCAAAGTCCGCCACCTTCTGCCTGATCCAGCGGTCAAACTGCATGAAGTAATGCAGGAATACCTGAAAGGCTGTATGGGCGTCCTGGATCCCGTTCTCTACGTTGTTGAAGTTGGTTGCGCTTTGAGGTGTCCCTTGCTGGATAACCTCTCCCTGCGCTTTTGTTACTGTGACTGTTCCGTCGCCGTTGTCAGTTATGATCCTCCGGTTCGGAAACTGGGTCACATGGTCCTTCCATTCGGTCTGTTTATGCACGCTTTTTCACCTACCCTTCCTGAATTATGAATGTGAACCTGTATAAAATTCCTTCTTGCACATCCTTTCGGACCAGGCTTTCCGGCTTTGAAAGCCAGAGGTTATTGTTCGTGTCGTAAAGCTGAACCTCCGTCACGTTGATGTCCCCTGGTACCATATGGTCGATCAGGAAATCGACCGCCAGTCTGCCATCCGGAAGGACGGAAACCGAAGAAATTTTAGCGTTGTAATAATTGCCGCCTGCTTTGTATCTGGCATATGCGATTGTCTTCCTGGTATACTCCTTATACCCTTCAATCGCCGCCGCTGTTAGCAATCCCATGGCTTTCCTCCTTTCTATAGGTCGCGTTCTCCTTCGCCGCAAAGCTGATAATCAAATACCGAGCCTTGTGCTGTAATGCTCGGTAATATTGACCCGTGTTCTATGCCTCCTACCGTGTTTATATCCGGGATGGTCCCTGTGAGCGGATATTCGAATGTGTAGGCCTGGTTGTTTACCTGGATTGTCATTGACACGTCGGTTTCGAAGAGCACTTTAAATGCAAGATGCGACGGCTTCACGCTTTTTATGGTGTCTATTAGCTCCTGGTAGTCCACCGTCGATTCTCCCGGCAAAATGGAAATATAAAAGGTGTACTCTCCGTTTTGCTCGGTTACCATGTCCTCTCTGCCTGTCACGTCTCTTACAATCCGTTCAATTCTTGCCGGGTTCATTGGAGAGCGCTTACCTCGTTTAATGATCACGCGCTGCCGGCGTTCCTCAAGGGATAGGCTTTCATCGGGTGGGATATTATATCGTTGCTCCCAGTATGTTATTCCCCATGTGGCCGTCTCCGGGAATGCCTGAAGGCGCAGCTCTTCGATGAATTGCCATGCCTCGTCTATCTCCAGGCCCATGACCTGGAATATCCACTTTGCAATATAGGACTTGTCATAAATCGGCGATACGGTCTTCAGCATTCTCTTGGCCGCCGGGCTGGTAGGGAAATTCTCTAAATTCATTCGCTGCCACCTCCGCCCGGATCAATAGTGCCCGTTACCGGGTATTCGTCCTCCTCAAGCACGATATTGACGGTACCTCCGTTCATGGTCAGTCCCGTGAAGTCTTTCACTCCTTCTGTGTTGGTTAAAATTGAGCTTACCCTGTTGTATCTCACTACTCCTTCCTTCTTGGCTTCGACGTAATATGTTCGAAGCTGCGCTTTGAAACGCTCCAGAACAGTTTCCTGGTTCACACCTGCCTTTAATTCGAGTGTGAAGCTATAATTTATCTCCTTGGCCGTCGGTGCCTCTACGGTGACCGTGGCGCCTATTGGAGCCTTCCTCTGCAGCCTGTCGTCCGGCGACATGATGTTGTTGTATACTGCAGTAATTATCGCCTGGTTGGCCGGCTGGCCGTTGGCGTCAATTACGACCACCTTCACCGTTCCTGGTCCTGCCCATTCCGGCATTACCAGCGCGGTACCTACACCAGGAACCTCCTCCGCCCATCGCTTATAATCACCATCGCTGCCGACAAAGCTGGCCTCGCTGGCTGCGTCAATTTCTAATATCCTATTGCGCAGCTCATCGTCGCTCTCTACTTCGGTTCCGCCTGTAATGCTTGCTTCGTTGGTTATTGATGTAATGCCTTTGATTGGCGTCATCATCAAAGTAACCGTATTTGCCGGCACATTCCCTTTGGTCCCTGGTTCAACAGCCGTTACTTGAACTCTTACGGTCCCATCTTCGCCGATGGTATACTTTTCGGTTGTCTGATATTCAATTGCCGGCGTGTCAGCTGTGGCCGGTGCGGCGAACCTGAAACCTGCAGGTATTGTTGTTCCTGGTACTCCTGTTATAAGGAGCTCTCCTGAAGCTGCGTTTGCAGGTTTTCTTGTTATACCGCGCCCTTTGGCATGATAGTCCAGCCATTCGTCATATGCCCACATCGGGAACATGATCTTCAGCGTTTCTACGAGGTGGAATTCCAGCATTTCTGCTTTTTCAAGTGCTGTAGGCTTGGTAAAATCCCAAGGAAAGCCATTTTCCGTATCGTCTATGTCCGGTGGCAGATTTTCCATCATGCGCTTATGAATTGTTTCAGCATCCTGATCATTCAGGAAACTGGGCGGTGTAAACTCTGGTATCGACATCTATTCCACCTCCTTATGTTTGAAAATTCACACCGATTTTTTGTTCTTCCCATTCTTTGCCCTTTACAACGAACTCGCAGTATATGCTGTCACTGGTCCATGTAAACTCAAATCCCCGGACATATTCTGTCCTTGGGTTGACCATGAGCGCCTCTGTGATAGTTCTCTCCAGGGCCGATTCTACCGCCTGCCGGTCCGCCTGTTTTAAGGCGTCATGAAGCTCGATTCCTATATCGCTGCTGTATGCCAGCCTTTCCATGCGTTCTGTCAGCACGGTTTTAATGCACCATTGTTTGTATGCTTCTTTCCCGTCGGCCACCACCAGTTTATTGGCTCCGTCTCGCCTGAAGTCTCCAAGCTGGAAATCAAAATAAACGCTCGGCTTATATTTCTGCTCCTCCGGAGGAGTTGTTATGTTGATCTCTGGAACGTCAAAGACAGGAAACAGGTTTTTGTTTTTATCTGCCATATGATCATCCTCCTATCTTTGTTGCCGGTAGCACGATATCAATGACTACGGCGTCGTTTTGTACCCAGGCCACCAGGACCCTGTCTCCCGGCTTCAGCCAGCGCATGCTTTCCGGAACCACTACATCGTGAACATGAGCTCCCTCTGTATTTGGGTGGCTGTGAGTTCCGTCGCCTTGGTATTGGTCGTGGCTTCCGCTTGGGCCATGCGGGTGCTGTCCTTGTCCGGTTTTGGTTTGGGTTAATGGTTTGCCTGGGTCATGGGTTACATCCCTGCATACCAGGTAATCCGTTTTAGGTATTGGTATCGGGTATGTGTTGGTCAGCAAGCTGTAATCCGCTTGGATTACTCCAAAATCAAGCAGAAGGGGAGATGCATTTACTTCCTTCATGCGCTGCTGCATTACCCTGGCCAGCTTGTTTATGCCTGAGCTTCCCGATGATGGTTTCATGCTCCCACCTCCTATGCTTTAGTTATTGTATTTGGCTTTACCCAGCCGATGGCGTCCACATGGTACGGGCATGGCCTTGAAGTGTCCACTTTAATGGTGATGGTGCATTTCCGGTTGGTGAAGGTTTTTCCTTTGCCGTTTCCGTAGCTGTCGCGGTATACCGGTCCGTTCAAGATTACGGTATCTCCCTTGTTGAACTCTCCGGAGCTTGAAGCTGCAGTGGTTGTGGCCTGTGTGGTGGTAGCTGTTGTTGTTTTGTCCTCTTCGTCTTCCAGCTCCATGGTCATGGTTCTGCTGCCGGCATCGTGCCTTATGGCCTTGATGATGTAGTATCCGTTGAGGGTACCTGCCTTGACATGGATTTTGTCTCCTTTGCGGATCATTGGCACGTCTGGAGCTTCGAGGACTATTGTCCTGGCCGGTTTGCCTTGCTCGTCCAGCATTTGCTGGGCCGCTGATTTCGCTGTGGCCAGTGTATCGTCTTCGGACCTAT